GATATTGATATTAGAGGAGATGTTAAATTAAATGAAAGTCTTGAAAGCCTCGAAAAGAAAATTCGTGATACACCTTTGGTGTTATGCCGTTCTAAGTCTGGTGGTGCTCACTTGTATCTTTTCTGTAGTCCTGCCATACCTGCTATTGATATGGTCGGGAAGCTGAATGAGTTTGCTGCACTATTAGGTTATGGTGGGTCGGAAGTTTTCCCTAAACAAATATCTAGAGCCAACGAAAGAGACCGAGGCAACTGGATAAACTTATGCTATTGGGATGGTGCTAAACCTGAACGCCATGCAATCCATAAAGGCAAGAAGTTAAACCTAAAAGAATTTGTTGACCTTGCTGAAAAGAAATTAACGGCGTTCGAAAAGCTGGAGACTTTTACTCCTGAGCTCGTTGATCACTTTAGCGATGGACCACCATGCCTACAACACATTATGACGATGGGTTTTCCGGAAGGTGGCAGGAATATATCTTTATTCAATGTCGGAGTTTACTTTCGTAAACGCAACCCAGACGACTGGCAAGAAGACTTGATGAAGTTTAACTATGAGCATCTGCCTGAACCTTTACCTATGGGTGAGGTAAACGGATTAGTTAAGTCAGTCAGTAAAAAAGAATATGCCTACACCTGCAAGCAAAGTCCAATATGCAACTATTGCGAAAAATCTAAATGCATGAAGCGAGACTATGGTGTCGGCAGAGTTGGCGGTGGGTTGTCTATTGAGGTTGATGCAATAACTAAATACGAAACCGAGAACCGTCAGTCGGTGCGTTGGTATATCGAGATGCAAGGTGAGCGAATAGAAGTTACAACACCTCAGCTTCTTGACCAAAGACAGCTACAAAAAATTTGCGTCGAGAAACTTAATAAGTGTCCGAGCACAATGCCATCCCAAGCATGGGAACAAAGAATAAATCAACTGCTAGAAAATGTTGAGGTTATAGTAGACCCAGACGATGCCTCACCCCAAGGTCAGTTCGAGAAAATGCTAGACAGCTTTTTAACAGGAAAAGTACAGGCTCGCCAGAAAGACGAGATTATGAATGGTAAGCCATGGCACGACTCAGACGAAGGAAAGGTTTATTTTAGGTCGGAAGATCTATTTATTTATTTAGAAGCTCGCAGGTTCAGGTTTACAACTCAGCACCAAGTTTGGTCATGGCTGAGGTTATTAGGTGGCGACAGGAAAACATTTAGAATAAAAGGCAAGCCAGTTAAGGTTTGGTCTGTTCCGGAACCAGAGTTTTTCGATGACGATGAACAGCTCGATATTCCGAGTGCAGTAACGGAGGAGTTTTAATGCTACCATATTATAAGCAAACAATTCCTTGCGACTGGTGCGGAGAACATACCCACGGCAGAATATTCGAAAAAGATATACTTTGCGGAAGCTGTAAAAAAGTAATAATTAATGACTGGGAGAAAAGTTTCGACGAACAAGAACCTGAGCGATACCACGAATGGATATTGTGGAAGTTCAGGAAAGAAGATTATCGAGATGCTATGACTGAGAAAGGAAATGTAGATGAGGCACGTGCAAATAATACTGGGACCTCCAGGAACAGGCAAGACGACAACTCTTCTGAACATAGTTGAGGCTTCTTTAAAAAGAGGCGTGCCACCTGAGCGTATTGCTTATTTGGCTTTTACTCGTAAAGCTGCAAGCGAAGCTCAAGAAAGAGCAATGGTTCAGTTTGGTTTCGATGCGGACAGGTTTCCTTATTTCAGAACGCTGCACTCTTTAGCGTTTAAAACTTTGGGTCTGCAAAGAGACGAGGTTATGACCGACAACCATTATAGGAAGTTGGGCAAGGCTATCGGTGTAGAGTTTAAAGGCATCTATGATGAGAACCTAGGAATTCACACAGGCGATGGTCTCGGAGATAAATGCTCAAGAGTAGAGTCTTTGGCGAGAGTTGGTATTCGTTCAATGGAAGATCAATTTCATCTAAGCAATCAAAATGACTTGACGTTACATGCAGTTAAGCAGTACAATAATTCATTGACCACCTATAAAAAGAGGAATGGCTTGCTAGACTTTACCGACATGCTAGAGCGATATGAAACTGCATTGCCGATAGATATATGTATAGTCGACGAAGCTCAAGACCTGAGCTCGTTGCAGTATCGCATGGCAATACTAGCCTCCTCCCAAGCCTCGGAAGTTTACATTGCCGGCGACGATGACCAAGCAATATTTGGTTGGGCAGGTGCGGATGTTAATAAGTTCCTGAGTTTAAAAGGTGACAAAAGAATTTTGCCTCAGAGTTTTAGAATACCTAGGAGCGTGCATGCTTTGGCTTCGGATGTTGTTGGCAGAATAAAAAATAGATATGTTAAGCCATGGCAACCCAAGCTAGAAAAAGGCACAGTCAATTATATATCGGACGACGAAGGAATAGACTTCGGAGCTGACGAAGGAACTTGGCTATGCATGAGCCGAAGCAAATATTTACTTTATAGAATTAAAAGAGTTGTTCGGCAACAAGGCTATGCTTACACCTACAACGGTCAAAGTTCTTTAGACACCGACGAGACAAAAGCTATAACCTCGTGGGAAAAGATCCGTAAAGGCAAAGAGCTTAACAGACCAGAAGCTAAGAACCTTATTGGCTTTTTCAACTTTAACGTAAAGCTCGAGAAAAAAGACACCTATAGAATAGACGACCTAGGACTTCCGGACGAGGCTAGGAGCAAAGACTGGATGGCAATACTAAAAGGCTTGCCACCTGACGAGCGAGAATATCTAAGATCTTGCATGAGGAATGGCGAGAAGTTTACCGACAAACCCAGAATAACAATCTCAACAATACACCAAAGCAAAGGTGGCGAAGCTGACAATGTGGTATTAATTACTGACATGGGAAAGCTGAGTTGGGACAACCTAGGAAGCGATGAGGAGAACAGAGTATGGTACGTTGCATTGACCAGAGCAAGGGAGAATTTATATCTTGTTCAGCCGAGAGGCTTGAGATATTTTTCCATATAATTTGTAAGTCATTGTTTTTAAAGTGAAAGAAAATACTTTACATTTGGAGTGAAATAAGAGAGAATGAATATATTGATTACTGAGAAAGGAAAAAATCATGAACACTGTAACTTATACACTTAATCCTAAGAGCCTCGTTGTAAAAGCATATGAGTCCGACAAGGTCGCTCGCTCAATGGGCAACGGAGTTGCCTTTTTTAAGAACGCTGATGAGCTTTTAGCTGATCGCAACATCACGGGCAAGATCCTTGTGGATGCTTTCAACGAAGTATCCGGAATGTTTATCAAAAAGTTTTCTGACAACAAAACTGGTGCCAAGCGTTTTATGGATGCTATTGCTGATATTCATGTAACGACCACACCTTTCGATGGAGGAACTAAAGTGAAGTCACCACCCCAAATCGATGCACTCCCAGGAATGACGCCACTAGGCATTGCTCCTAAAAAACCTCGTGGTTCATTCGCAGGTAAGGTTATCAATGTTCTTGTTACTGCGAACCCTCGCAAGGAGAACACCAAAGAGGTTTGCGGTTATGCCTCGTTTCAGCTTCTGCTAAACCACGGTGTTGATATGCCTTATGAGCTTTATATCAAGCAAGGTGGTCGTCTGCAGGATCTAAAGTGGGATATTGACCACGGTTGGGCTGAGGTTAAAGATGCCTAAAGTTGTAAAAGAAGTTCTAGGGTTCACCATCGAGCATGGTGTTCCCCTCTCCGACCTTGATAAGTCTAGAAATAAATGGGTCAGGCTTGTTAATGCAATGAATTGTGGAGACAGCACTGTCCTTAAAACTTCAGGTGATGTTGTTTCTTTTAGGATGAGTTGCAAAAAGCAAGGTTTCAAATGTGTTTCAAGAGCAGTCAGAGATGATAATGGAAATGCAACTAATGACATCAGAGTTTGGAAATTAAAAAATGAAAATTGAAATAATATCAGACGACAGAGTTTCGTCAGGTAAAAATCTATCTAGGGTCGCTTGGGAGCTGTCACGATCTCCCGACGACACCACTCCATTAGATACAATTTTATCTATCGACGCACCAGTCAACGAGATACCCTCCATTGTTATGAGCGTTCAGTGCACAATATTAGAACGAGAAATATTCGCCTCATTCAGAGACCACGTTATGTGGGCAAGAACCTCTAGAGTTGATGCACCTTCTGAGTTCGATGTTCCGGATTACTTTAAATATTCTGATTTAATGGACGATGTTGTAATTCTTAAGGATAGAATAAAAGCCGATATCGAAGCAGGTATTATTCAAGACGAATACCGAATGCACATGCCAGTTTGCTCTTTGACGTCTTTTACAACAAGGCTTAGTTGGAGAGGCTTAATAAAAATTTATAAGCTCTATGAATATTTATCTACAATAGACGGTTATTTTATTATTGGTAAAACCGAATTGGACAATAAATTTCAGTTACACAATTATGCTAAAAATTACAGCTATGTTGATCCAATACCATTACTTCATGATATTGAGATGGTAAGTGGTAAGATGGGTCCGATTGTTACTGTTTATCAGGAAATGACAATAGCACTAAGAGCACAAGTTGTTCGCCATAGAAACTATACGATAAAAGACAACCTGATGGAGATAATAAAATCTAAAGACCGTTGGACGAAAACACTAGGCGACAAAATAAAAATATCGATATCTGCTGAAATACAATTTTGGAAAACGGTTGTCAATAAAAGACAATGCTGGATTGCTCAGTATGGTATTTGGAAAAATATAATAGTTGAAGCTCAAAAGCACATAATAATAAGCGAGCAAGACTTGCCATGCAATAAAGGCTTTTGTCCTTATACTAGGGATGCCGAGCTGAGGCATACCGATGACGATCCTGGAGCACCTTGCCCCATTCATAGTGACTTAACCTCTACACCCATTGATCAAAAGTACATGGACATGGTGCGTATAGAGGCAAGTTACAGACCTGCCTTTTGGCAAAAACACATAGAAAAACTGGAGGAAGCATAATGACTATGAAAATATATTTGGCTGGACCATTCTTTAATCCTAAACAGATCGAAACGATCGAGGCTATCGAAAATGAATTCGATAAATATGGCTTCGATTATTTCTCACCTCGTAAAAGTGGAGGTGTAATATCGCATCTTTCCCCAGAGGATAGGACTAAAGCATCTAAGAGCATTTACGACAGCAACATTAATGCAATGATTGATGCTAATGTTTTATTCGCTATTGTAGATGGTCGAGACACTGGCACGGTTTACGAGATGGGATACTTTAGAGCCTTAACCGATCACTTCAAGTTTAAAAGCGAAACCAGTGCAGCTGAACACAAACGCTATTCAATAACTTATACCAATGAAAACTTCGGCTTGAATATTATGCTGAAAGAAAGTGTTGATGCGCATATCGTTGGTGTTGAGGATCTTAAGAAGTTTGCAGGACTTTCCTCTAGAGCTTGGGACAAACCTCAATGGGGTCGGTCTATGACTGCCAATATAAACTGGGAAGATCATGTTGGTCGTAGGCAGAAAATTTTAGAGCAGTTTCAAAATTTCAATCCGGACGTTGAATAGATGGACATCGTAAAGCTATTCAGCGTTTCTCAGGGGATGTCTGCGATACAAAGGTATTCGCAGCTCCACCTGTTAAAGAGCGAATCAGTAATGGAGCACACTGGGTTCGTGTGTCTTTTTACTTATACTATGTGCGAGGAGATCAACTCAGTTTCTCCTGATGCTCATAAACTAAACACTGGCAACGCTCTTAAGAAAGCTATCGTCCATGATATCGACGAGGTCATAACTGGAGACATTCCTAGACCAACCAAGTATTATAACGACGACTCTATTGCCCTTTTCGAAAAGATGGCAGAAGCTGGCATTGACCAGATAATTAATGAGCTGCAGATAGATGACCTTGATATGAAAAATGATTGGAAACAATCTAAGTCTGGCAGAGAAGGAGCTATAGTTGCATTCGCTGATTTGTCCTCGGTTGTTTACAAGCTATGGGAAGAAATAATAATGCTTGGTAATAGAAAGTTGTTTCGTCAGTCTAAAGAAGTCAGCAAGTATATGATGAATTTCGAAAAGAAAATAAAAGAAGACACCCTGTTTACGATGCCTCAAAAGCAAATTATTTACAAATCGATAGAACAGCTTTACTCTATACTCCGTCAGATAGTTAAAACTTCTGACCCTATACATGGAACACTGACTGCGTTCGAAAACGACATTGGAGACTGGGGTTTCTCAGCGCATCACAAATAGAGAGGGAATATGAAGGAAAAATATAATCAAGAATTTGTAAATAAAGTACATGAGATGAAAGCAACACATTACACTCATGATGATATTGCAAAAGCATTAAAAATAAATACAAGAGCTGTTTCTTATATTTTAAAAAATAGGTCTTATGATGGTGAAGTTCCGAAAGACGAAGTGCTAGAGATTTTCCACGAAGCAGTAGAAGAGGAAAAACCAACTCTTTGGCAGAGGATAAAAATGAAGCTAAAGTTTTGGCAAAAATAAACTTTATCTTTTAACTAAAAAAGGATAGAGTTTTAATATTGAGAAAGGAAGTTTAATGAATATTTTTTACTTGGACACTAGTCCGAAAGAGTCAGCTATAATGCATTGCGATAAGCATTGCGTCAAGATGATACTCGA